GTCCAGCACATATATACAAATCAGGTTCCGATCGACGACATCGCCTAGTTTTGAAAATTCCCTAAAGACCAACACCAACAGATGCCAACAGCCAACCAAATAGCAACGTTCAACCGATTCAGCCGCGACGCTGTAAACCTTCGAGTTAAACGCAAAGGACTATCGGGTGACATTGACCCGCGGGAGGTATTGATGCTGATCCCGCTCGACGAAAAGCACCAGAACAAGATCAGCCTCGAAGAAGCGCGCACCGAGGAAACGATCCAGAGCACGGAGCTAAAAAAGATTCAGCGGCAGAAGCTGGAAGGCGAGCTGGCGCCGGTCGATGAATTGCGAGCGGACGAGGCACGGCTACTCGAGGGCATCGCTGCAATCATTCGCTCGTCGCCGATCGAGGACACGCGAAAAGAGGACATCTTTTCAGCGATTGCTGACCACGTTGACACATGGGCGAAACGATAAAAGCGATTGACCGCTGGCGAGCGGAAGTGGCCGCGGATGCGCGAAAGGCGTTTACGTGGTCGCCGCCTTTGTCGCTTGTCGAATGGTCGGAGCAGGTTCGGCGCATGGATGGCGGCCGAGCTTTCCGCTATTCGTTCGCTCCGTATCAGCGCGAGATCGCTGAGACGATATACGACCCGGAGGTGCAGATGGTCGCCATGATGATGGCGTCCCGACTCGGCAAAACTGAGACGGTCATGAACGCGATAGGCCACGCGATCGACGCGGCTCCGCGCAGGATCCTGGTCATGTATCCGACGACAAGCCAAGCTGAGAAATGGAGCAAAGAAACGCTCAGCCGGGAACTACTTGCACCGACTCCGAGCTTGGAATGGTTGTCGCATTCCGGCGCGCGTAATCCTGACAACCGGATCCTGCACAAGCTATTCCCGGGCGGGGCACTGACGGCTGTGGGAGGAAATGCGATGGGCGAGCTAAGGCGTGCCAAGGCTTCGTTCCTCTTTGCCGACGAGGTTTCAGCATTGAGCACGGAAAAGAGCGACGAGGGCGACCAGCTCGAGATCCTGTGGATGCGCGGCAGTGAATACCCGGACACGATCCGCATCGCCGCCAGCTACCCTTCGATGGTAGGGCACTGCCGAATCTCACGGATCATGGAAGGCAGCGACTTCCGCAAATGGCACGTTCCATGTCCAAGATGCGACGACGCGATCGTGATGGATCGCAGCCACATCGTCTGGACTCCCGGGAAGCCGGAAGGTGCAGTCGTTCGATGCCCGTCATGTGGCGACACGTTCGACGACGACGAGCGCAGGCGAGCCGTGGCAGATGGCGAATGGATTGCCACAAAAGAGTTTACCGGCACCGCTGGCTTCCACGCTTCGGGAATGTTGAGCCCACACCCGGTGCAGCGTGGCTTCGAGTCTCACCTGCACTGGGTCGCGCAGCAGACCGAAGCCGCAGAAAAAGCCGCAAACCCCGAGAGAGCTCGCCGCGTTATAGTCAATACGTTCGATGCGTTACCGTTCCAAGGCACGCTCGAGGAAAAGGCAGATCCTGCCGACCTGGTGCATCGACGCGAACCGTGGAATCCTGCCGACTCAGTGCCCGACGGCGTGCTCTGCGTTTGCTGGGGCGCCGACGTGCAGAAAGATCGCATAGAGGTCGAGTTCGTTGGATTCGGGTTGAACGATGAAACCTGGGGACTCGGGTATCGCGTCGTCTACGGTTCGCCACTGAAGTCACAGACGTGGGTAGCCTTCGACCAGATGATTGGCAAAACATGGACGCACCCGCAACTCGGCAGCATCACCTCACGCGCTGGTTGCATCGACTCGAGGTATCAGTCGGCAAAGGTTCGGAATTGGACGCGCGGCAAACACACGCGAAACATTTTCGCCATTGTCGGCTCCACGATATTGGGCAAGCCTCCGGTATCGACTCCGAAACGAGTCGGCCGGCCGCCCGTAGTCGTTTACGAGCTCGGCACGCATGAGCTCAAGGACATCATCTACCAGCGACTTGAGCTTGTTCGAGATGAAGGCGAGACCGAATGGCCCCAGGGCTTCATGCACTACCCGGCCGTCGAGGATTACCATGACGATTATTTCGCCGGGCTCACGATCGAGGATTCTGTCATGAAAAAGGGCGCCGACGGCAACGACTATCGCTGGTTCGAAAAGCCGCGCGGCGCCAGAAACGAACCGCTCGACGTGAGAGTCTACGCGATGGCGGCGTTTGCCATTGCCCGGCCACCATTGCCGGCACTGGCGAAAAAAGCCCGGGACGGAGTCAAGGATGCGCCGGTAAAAAAGGTGGCGCGCAAAACTCGCAAGCGGCAGGTATGGGCGATGCCCAGCCTCTGACTTTGGCACTTGTAGCGCAATGCTTGCCGCGCGCGGATATTTCGACGGATGGCTACCGTCGGAACAACAAGACCCGCGACAATTTACGCAGGCGACCGGATCGCATGGCGCGAAACGATCGACGCCGATGCGCTCGAGCTAGGTGCCAACTGGACGGTCAGCTATGCAATTCTCAACGATGCGACCAGCGAGCGTCACATCATCGACGGCGCGTTGGTAGCAGGAGAGACTGACGTTTACGAGTTTGCTATCTCAACCGCCGACTCGATCGCATGGCAGCCTGGTCACTACCGCTATCTGCGAATCATCAAAGACGGCACCGAGCGCACGGTCGATCCTGACCGCGGACTGGTTGACGTGATGCCGGATCCAGAAGCGGACGCGGCGCCGTCATTCGATCAGCAAATGGTCACGGCTTTGCAAGCGTCGCTTCTTGGCCGCGCAACTGATGCAGACCAGGCGTTCCTCGAAGGTGCCACGGTCAACGGCGAGAGCGTCGCGCTGCTGACCCTTCCAGAGATGCAGTCTCTGCTTCGCGAATACGAGCGGAGGGTCGCCGGATCAATCGCAAAAGGACGCGCAAAGGCGGGCAAAAAGAGCCGCAGGAATCTTCTATTTAGGTTTTAATTATGGTAAACCGACCAGAGAGCAAAACCGAAGAGCCGAAGCGTATCAAAAAGAGATACGCGAGCGGAGAGCAGACCCGAATCATGGCAGATTGGGCGCTGACGGATCTCGACGCCGACGGCATGATCCTGCGCGACGCTGGCAAGACGCGCGCACGTTGCCGAAGCCTTCGCCGAGACAATCCCTACTTCCGGCGATTCCTCGCTGAGCTTTCCGCCAACGTGATCGGCGCCGACGGCATTCGGCTCAAGATGAAGGTCAAGCGCGCCAACCGCGGCCGCGGCGCCAACAGGCCCGACGATCGGCTCAATCGCATGATCGAGGACGCATGGCACGATTTCAGCAAGTGCCACAACTGGGACGCTGCCCGACAACTCGGCCGCGCGGAATGGTCCCGGGTAGCAATCCAGACGATTGCCACAACCGGCGAGCTCCCGATTCGACTCCTCCGAGGATTTGAAAAGAACGCTTTTGGATTTGCAGTGCAGGGACTCGAGCCAGATCACTTGCCTTTCACCTTTGACCGGGAAGCTGCACAGGACCGGTCCAAAATACGAGGATGCGTTGAGACTGATAGCTACGGCGAGCCCATCGCCTACCACGTCCTGAAGCAACACCCGGGCCGGGAAACTACCTTTTTCAGCAATCACAATGACAGCGAAAAGATCCGCATCCAGTCCGAGTCGTGGCGGACACTGAGCGGCGACCGTGCTTCTGACTCGATGATCTTGGCATTCGCTCGAGAAGAGTGGGGCCAGACGCGCGGCATGTCCTGGGCATCGACGGCGCTGCGAATGCTCCGGCAGTTGGGCGCCTACGAGGAGGCCGCCGTCGTTGGGGCACGCATTGCATCAAGCAAGATGTTCTTTATCGAGCCGTCCGAGCTCACCGCTCAGTATGGCGAAGAGGAGGAGGAGGAGGCACTCAATGGGTCCAGCTTCATGGACGCGCAACCCGGCAGCGGCCACAAGTTACTGCCCGGCGAGAAAATTAGCTCTTGGAATCCACAGGATCCGAATGGTAACTACGAGAGCTTCCGGCGCGGCATCCTGCGAGGCATCTGCGGCGGACTGCTTTGCTCTTACAACATCGTCGCCAACGATCTCGAGAGCACCAGCTACTCGAGCTTGCGTCAAGCTATTCTCAGCGAGCGCGAACTCTGGAAGACAATCCAAAGCTGGTGGATCCAGACCGTCGAGGAACCGCTGTTTCGCGCGTGGCTGGAAATGGCAATCGTTTCTGGTCAGCTTCCTGTTTCAGCCGACGAATACGATCGCATTTGCTGCCCGCACTTCGAGGGCCGCCGCTGGGACTGGATCGACCCGGCCAAGGACATCAAGGCCGCCCGCGAAGAAGTCGAGCTCGGCGCCGATTCACTCCAAAGCATCGCCCGGAAGCGTGGGCGCGACCTGGTAACAATAGCCGAAGAGATGCGCGAGGACGCAGCTCTTGCGGAAGGCGAAGGCGACCAGCTCGAGCTCGGATTCTCAGAGTCGTTTCTGCCTGAGACCGATCCTCCGGCAGTTGTAGCGCAAACCGAAACCCTGACACTAGATTAACCCCATGGACGACAAGCGACGCAATTCTGACCTGCTCACGACCCGGGAAGCGCCGGTAGTCATCGAGCGCAACGAGGACGGCGAGCCCACAGCAATCCGGGCGATCTGGGCAACCGACGATCCGGTCATGATGTATGACATGGAGCGATGGGCATTCGTTCCGCAGTCCCTTCGCATGGACGGACTCGAGAGCGTAGAGCAGGTGCCAATGCTTGACAGTCACCGCCGAGAGACTAACGCGGACGTTCTCGGATCCGGTCGAAATATCCATGTCGAGGAAAGCCGAATGACTGGCGACCTGGTTTTCGACCTTGAGGACGAGCGCGCTGTTTCAGTCGAGCGCAAGATCCGCGCCGGACACATTACCGACGTTTCTATCGGCTACGAAGTCGTCAAGCAGGAGCACGTAGCACCGCGCCAAACCGCAACCATTGCCGGACGCAGTTACACCGCCGGCGAGCACGGACTCAACGTAGTCACGGCATGGCGCGCGAAAGAAATTTCCCCCACACCGATCGGTGCAGACGCGGCCGCGAAAATCCGCGAGTCGGCTGCTCGATCGGCAGGTTTCAGCTCGGTTGAAGAGGCCGAGCGCAAAGCAAGAGAACAACACAAAAACGAGACTATCATGTCCAACACAACGAGCGCAGAAGCGCCACAAGCCGGGGAGCAGCAGGCCGCGCCCGTTAGCTCCGCATCCGAGACACGCAGCGCGCCGATTACCGCGGCACCTGCTAACGACCACGACCGTATCCGTGAGATCCAGGCACTTGGTGCCAGGTTCCACCTTCCGGAAGAGGAGATCGCAATCGCTGAGCTCGATGGAGTCAGCATCGACGACTTCCGCAAGCAAATCTCCGCGCAGATGAAAGAGCGCAAGGCAGCCGAGCAGATCGACACTTCGACCGAGATCGGACTGAGCCGCAAAGAAGCAGCCAGCTTCTCGGTTCGGAAGGCCATCCTCGATCTCCGTAGCGGCCGCGGACTCTCAGGCTTCGAGGGCGAAGTCAGCAACGCAACCGCCGACAGCCTCGACCTCGAACGCGGATCGTTTAGCTGCCACATCCCGATGGACGTGCTCAGCTACAAGCGTGACCTTGAGGCCGGCGTTGCAGGCGAAGGTGGCAACACCGTTCAGACCGACCTGAGCAGCTCGATGATCGACCTGCTTCGCAACCGGATGACAGTCGTCGAAGCCGGCGCCACGCTCCTCAGCGGACTGCGAGGAAATGTGGCCATCCCGAAACAGGATGGCGCATCGACAGCCAGCTGGGTTGATGAAGAGGGCTCGGTTAGCGAAACAGCGCAGAGCTTCGCGCAGGTGACGCTCAACCCGCAGCGTCTCTCCGCTCGGACCGTTTACAGCGACCTGCTTCTCAAGCAGTCGAGCCTGGCGATCGAGAACATCGTCCGTGACGACCTGATGCGCGTCATCGCTATCGAATTGGATCGCACCGCTCTCCACGGATCCGGCGTTGCCCCCGAGCCGACCGGCATCGAGAACACTGGTTCCATTGCCACGGTCACTTTCGGCGCCGCAGCTACATGGGCCAAGGTGCTCGAATTCGAGCAGGACATCGCAGTTGGGAACGCTGACTTCGGCACCATGAGCTGGATCACCACGCCCGAAGTTCGTGGCGCATGGAAGGCGGCAGAGAAAGCCACCAACACCGCTCAGTTCATTTGGGGCGCAGACAACACCGTCAACGGCTATCGCACATTCGTAACCAATCAGGTGGCCGGTGACAAGGTCGTATTCGGCAACTTCTCGCAGCTCCTGATCGGCAGCTGGGGGTCGATGACCGTCACGGTGGATCCCTACTCCAAGGCGCAGACCGGTCAATTTGTGACTACCGTCAGCACCTTCTCGGACGTTGCAGTCCGTCACCCAGAAGCATTCAGCTTCAGCACTGACTCTGGCGCTCAGTAAGCCAACTAGGTGAAAGCCTCGGCCGGGTCGCTCATTCCCGGCCGGGGCTGGATCCTCAACCATCTCGATTAAATGCCTAAGTTTTACACAGTAAAAATCCTTCGCCAATGCGTTTGCAACCGTGCCTCGCGTGAGGTCGGCGAGATTGTCGAGATGGTGCCTGCTTCGGAAAAGAATGCGCTTGTTTACAGTCGCAAGGGCGAGGTAGTCGATGAGGTCGATGCCGCCGCTATTGTGAACGAAGCACGCGAAAAAGCGGTGGCCAAAAAAGCACCAGCAAAAAAGGCGGCCAAGAAAGCACCCGCGAAAAAGGCCGCCAGAAAAGATTGAGTCATGCCACAGATCCCCAAGGCGCTCGAGATCGGCACCGCGTCGGCCGCTGAATCGAAGGCGACCAGGGACGCTAGTGTCAAACTCAATTCGGCAGTCATGTGGCTGCGGACACTAGCCACGATGGTGGCAACGCGTGCAGACCGTCATCGGCGCGCATTTTTGATGGCAGGAGAGGATCCTGCCCACATCGAGGCGGCGGAACTGCTCGGCATCAAGCCAACGGAATTGATCGCCTACATTGACAAGCTCGAGGCCGCATTTGCCGCGAAGCCGAGAGCGAAGAAAAAAGCTGCGAAATGAAACAACTCTACGCAGCGCAAACGGCGGCGATGGCTCGACAGTTACGAGCAGCCGGCGAGGAGATCCTGGTCGATGGGAAGCCTACCAAGGCGCTCGTCGGGATCGAGGAGGCAACGCCAGAGCTCGGTCCAGATGGCGAACCGCTGCCCGGCGTCACGATCTCGATCACGATCATGGCCGACGAAATTAGCGAGAAAGCAATTTCGCACGGCGTGCCGATCCAGATCCGCGGCCGCAACTTTGCGCTCGAGTCATTCCGATCACCATCTCCCAGCTACTACGAAGTCACCTGCTACCGGCGCTAATGCACTCCCTGGAACACATGACCGAAGCCGCGGCCATTCGCATTCTCAAAGCGAGGGTCGATGGCGTGCTCTGGTTGCACTACGAGCACGACGTAGTAGACAACGACAGCCAAGCAATCGGCATCGTGAAACTCGAGCGAGCCGCGCCAGTCACTGAATGCTTCCACCGTTGCGATCTAGTCTTGAGCGTATTCGGCGCCACCGACGAGATCCACAGGCAGATCGACGAGGCAGTTGGCGACCGCTACGGATTAGCTGACGACCTTGAGAGGGAACAGGTGGAAATATCAATTCGCAACGTCGGCGGCTGGGCAGTGACCCGATCTGCCGAGAACAATATCTACGCGCGAACCTGGACAAACGAAATCGAGGTCGCTTACCAACAACAAACATAAAAAAGGAAAAAGAAACAATGCCACTTTGCACAGTAGACATTCCAACAGCCTGCCGCGGCGTCAGAGAAGCCGAGAGCGGAATCAACATTAAATCCTATCGCCAGAGAACATCTGATGAGCGGGAGTATCTCCGTGACTCAGACGGAACCGTTACCGGATTCTTTCACTGCTTTAATTTAATGCAGGAGGGCACCATCGAGGGCGAAATAGTCACAAATATCGACGCCGTGCTCGGCGGATGGAGCTCCTTTGGCACAGCCTTAACTTTGGCCAATCCCTATGATGGGTATGGAGTCACAACCGGCGACTTTTACCCACTGGACATCGAAACCACCGAGACCGAGGGCGAAATCTGCTCCGTCACCGTGAACATCGAGCGTTACCCAGAAGTCAGCGGATCCTCGACCGTGCTCTAAAAAAAATTACGGGCTCAGAGTCATGCCTGAGCTCGGGCCGGTCCCTTCGGGGAAGGGGACCGGCCATCTTCCCCGATCATGCCTCAGTCAGATACCAAAAAAAGACGGGAATGGGAAAGCGGGCACTTTGTGCTTCGCTGCCCGTTCAAATGCTCGGCACTGCTCACGCTCGGCATCGAGTTCGCCGAGAGCAATACGCCATCCATCGACAACGTCTATTCCTCGACTCAACCCTGGGCCGATTCGGGCGGAAAATTCGATCTGGAAACCGGACAGATTGTCACCGCGCCGGATTACGTGGGTGACGTTAAATTTTACCTGCGTCCGCGTAACGGCGACGGACTCAACGCGAAGAAGCTGCTCGGATACTGGGACGATCCGAGCGAAGTAGCCAGCGAGATTTACGACATCGAGCGGCGATTCCTTGCTGCCGACAACGGGACATCTCGACAGCGACTCTCGGAGGATCTCCGCAGCCTCATTCCTGCCGCGCAAATCGCTTACATGCGTCAGGCTACCCGGGAGATTCCAGTCGGCGAGTGGGAAAGGTATCAGGCAAGCGAGGGCAACAAGCTCGCAGAGGAGAGATTGAGCGCAATGAGCGAAAGGCTCAAGCAGCCAGAAGCGGACGCACCGCAGATGCTCCCGGAATACCGTCGTGACTTTCTGCCGGCGATGCACGCAAGCATCCACACCTACATGAGCAACTTCCTGACCCTTCGCTCGGTCATCTCGAGAACGTTGCCGGCGATCCGCTTGCGCGACCTGAGCCAGTCACGTTTCCCGCTTGTGCTCCCGCTCGGCAAAAACTTCGCACGCGAGCGCAAGGCATTCTCATAACCAAAAAAAACAATGACAGATACACTCCCCGACGCTGGAATCCCTACGCTGACGCCAACCGAGCAACCACGACTGCCGGACAAGCTCACCTTCGACGAACACGCCGAGCCAACGAACACAGACGCGCAAACGAAGACCGACGCGATCACCCATCCGCAACACAGGACATTCGCAGGACAGAAACTGCAT